GATATTCGAATGGTTCTCAGATAAAAGCAACTTCAGCCGCTGGTGATGCTGGTCGTTCTGAAGCATTATCCTTATTAGTATTTGATGAAGCGGCATTTATTGATAAGATTGAAGATATATGGGTATCATCACAATCAACACTATCGACTGGGGGTAATGCAATTATCCTTTCAACACCAAATGGTGTAGGAAACTTCTTTCACAAAACTTGGGTAGGTGCAGAAGATGAAACAAATACCTTCAATACTATTAGATTACATTGGAGTGTACATCCTGAACGAAATCAAGATTGGAGAGATGAACAAGAGGTACTATTAGGACCAAAAGGAGCAGCACAAGAGTGTGATTGTGATTTCGTTTCTTCTGGTGATACTGTAATAGACCCACAACTCCTTATGTTCTATAAAGAATCATATGTACAAGAACCAGTAGAAAAGACTGGGTTCGATGGAAACCTTTGGAAGTGGGAATATCCAAACTATCAGAAATCTTACATGGTAGTTGCCGATGTTGCTCGTGGTGATTCTGCCGATTTCTCGGCATGTCATGTTATTGATATAGAAGAATCATCTCAAGTTGCAGAATACAAAGGTAAATTAGATACAAAAGATTTTGGGAACTTCTTAGTTTCCCTTTCAACTGATTATAACAACGCATTACTCGTAATAGAGAACGCAAACATTGGTTGGGCAGTAATACAACAAGTAATTGATAGAGGGTATGGTAATCTTTTCTACATGAGTAAAGATTTGAAGTATGTAGATGTTGAGAATCAATTAAACAATAAATACAACAGAGAAGAACGAAGTATGACAGCAGGTTTCTCTACAACTTCTAAAACAAGACCTCTAATTATTTCAAAGTTAGAACAATATATTAGAGAAAAAGATATTACCATTCGTTCACAGAGAACAATAGATGAATTATTTACATTTATATGGAATGGTAACCGAGCAGAAGCAATGAGAGGTTATAATGATGATTTAACGATGTCATTAGCAATTTCATTGTGGGTTAGAGATACTGCATTAAGATTAAGACAAGAGGGAATTGATTTAACTAAACAGGCATTGGGTGGTATCGGAGCTCATCAATTGGATGTTGCAGGAATGGGGTTTGGAGGTAATACTCAATTAGAAGATGACCCATGGAAAATGAGAGTTGGTGATTCAAATGAAGATTTAACTTGGTTAATTAAATAATCTTATATTTATATATTAGGAGAAAATAAATTATGATATCATTACAAGAATTACTTAAAGAAGAGATACATACAGAAGAATATACAGTAGAAAACTATCACGATATAAAAGAATTCTGTGAGTTTATGAAAGAATACAAAGCTGATATTAACGAAGCTGAGTATCAAGGAAGAAAAGTAAAACTTGGTAAACCGATGCAAGGTGATGTCAAGAAATTCAAAGTATATGTTAAAAATCCCCAAGGAAACGTTGTAAAAGTAAACTTTGGACATGGAGGAAGTTCTGCTAAGGGTAAAACGATGTCAATCAAGAAATCAGACCCAGCAAGACGTAAAGCTTTTAGAGCAAGACACAACTGTGATTCACCAGGTCCAAGACACAAGGCTAGATACTGGTCATGTAGAAAGTGGTAACAACAAAAATAATAAAGGTTATAAATTAAAACAATAATAAAATGGCAGATACTTCATTTTTTGGGAGATTAACTAAACTCTTTCGTTCTCAAGCGGTAGTTACTATCGATAAGGACGGAAAAAGAAACGTCTTTGATGGTGATGAAAGACAACAAACTAACTTATCATCACTTAGAGATAGATACACTAAATTACAGAAATCTTTTTTCGAACAAGCAGGTGGTGCACAATCAATGGCATACCAACAAGTTCGTAGAGAGGTATTCAGAGATTACGATGCAATGGATAATGACCCAATATTAGCATCGGCTCTTGATATATACGCAGATGAATCAACATTAAAGAATGAATTTGGTGATACACTTTTAGTTCATTCTGATAATCAAAAAGTACAAGACTTACTTAACAATTTATTCTATGATATAATGAACGTAGAGTTCAATCTATGGCCATGGGTAAGAAATATGTGTAAGTATGGAGATTTTTTCTTAGGTTTAGAAGTTGCAGAAGGTAAAGGTATTGTTAACGTAACACCTCATTCAGTTTACAATACAGAAAGATTAGAAAGAACAGACCCATCAAATCCAAATTCAGTAAAGTTTAAAATTACTGAGGACCCGAATGGAAAAGAAGAATATGAAAACTTTGAAATTGCTCATTTTAGGTTGTTAGCAGATACTAACTGGTTACCATATGGTAAATCTATGATTGAGAATGGACGAAGATTGTGGAAACAATTATCTCTAATGGAAGATGCTATGTTAATCCATAGAATCATGAGAGCACCTGAAAAAAGAGTTTTCAAAATTGATATTGGTAATATCCCACCAACAGAAGTGGATAACTATATGCAGAGAATCATCAACAAGATGAAGAAAGTTCCTTTCATCGATAGAAATACTGGTGATTACAACTTAAAGTATAATATGCAAAATCTAACTGAAGATTTTTACTTACCAGTTAGAGGTGGAGATAGTGGTACATCAATAGATAATCTTCAAGGATTGGAATATGCAACTATCGAAGATATCGATTATCTAAAAAACAAATTATTCGCAGCACTAAAGATTCCAAGAGCTTACTTAGGATATGAAGAAAATGTAAATGGTAAAGCAACATTAGCAGCTGAAGATGTTAGATTCGCAAGAACCATAGAGAGAATCCAAAGAACGGTAGTATCTGAATTATCTAAAATTGCAATTGTACATCTATATGCACAAGGTATTCAAGATTCAGAAATGACTAATTTTGAATTATCATTAGTAAATCCATCTACAATATACGAACAAGAGAAAGTAAACTTGTGGAGTGAGAAAATTAGATTAGCTCAAGATATTCAAGGTCTTAATATGTTATCTAAAGATTGGGTATATGAAAATATATTCAAACTAAGTGGTGGTGAACAAGATGAACAAAGAGTTGCAATGTTAGATGACTTAAAAGATAGATTTAGATTCAGGTCTATTGAAGATGAGGGTAATGACCCTGCACAAGAAGATGAAGAACCAGATGATATCGAAGAACAAATCGAAAATATCAAACAAGAAATAAAAGATAAGGGTGGTAGACCAAGAGAAGGTAATACTTATAAGAAAGACAAACATCCACTTGGTAGAGACCCACTTGGGGATAAAGAGAGAACAAAAAAACGTTCTCGGACTTCCGAAGAAAAAGCGTTGAAAGTTATCAACGGTATTGCAGCAAAACGTAAATATTTACACGAAATGAAGGATATGTTAGATGAATCTAATATAATAGATGAATCATAAATATACCTTATCTTTTATAAATTTATATTTATAATAGAGTAATTTTATATATTTGTAATTGGAAATTGTAAAAATGAAAAAAATAAGACATTCAAAATTCAAGAATACGGGTTTTCTATTCGAAATACTAACCCGTCAAATTACACTTGAAGTTTTAAATGGTGGTGAAGAAAAAGCTAAAGGAATTGTAAAAGAATTCTTTAGTGGAAAAACTGAACTTGCCAAAGAACTTCGATTGTATAATTTATTAATAAATGAGAAATATAACTCAGAAAATAAAGCTGAAAAGTTTATTGATGTAGTGTTAGAGGCTCATACTAAAATTGATTATAGTAAACTAAAAAGAGAAAAGTTTAACTTAGTTAAATCTATTAAAGAAAACTTTGAAATTAATAATTTACTTGCTTCACCTGTAACCAATTACAAAATATTAGCATCAGTACATAAATTATTCGAAGGTAAAAAGAACGATATTCTTGAAGTAAAAGATGTATTTGATTCTAAACAAACAATCATTGAGCATATTTCCAATGCAACTCCTTCTTTAAAAAAGAAAGAAGAAAAATTAGTTGAAGATTACCAAAAACAAGAAAAAGATTTAAGATTACTCACTTACAAAATCTTGTTAGAAACATTCAACAACAAATATACAAACTTAAATGAATCCCAAAAAGGTTTATTAAGAGAATATATTAACAATATTACTAATACATCTAAATTTGGTGAGTACTTTGAGAAAGAACTTATAAGTACAATCACAGAATTGCATACAATGTATAAAAGTATGAAAGATAAGATTACAAAAATCAAATTGCGTGAAACTATTAATGTTTTGAAAAAACAAAAAATTGGTAAAAAGATTACTGATAATCAAGTTTCAGCTTTAATGATGTCTTATGAGTTGATTAAGGAGATAAAAAATGTCAATGGAAAAAAATCTTAATAACTTTATTGAAGAACTAATTCAAGAAATAGAACAAGAATTAGATGAGGCTACTACAACTGCAAGTGTTGATGGATACAACACTCCTTTTGCATTTGGTAGTGGAAGAAAAAAAGATAAAAAGAAAAAAGACGATATTGTTAAATCAGCTACTGGATATACAAAAGTTGATGAGGGATTGGTATCCCCAAAAAGAGGACATGAATATTTTCAACTTACTAAAGATGCACCTGTAAAATATATTGCAGGACATTCTGGTTTAGGGCTTACATCTCCTGGTGTGTTGTTAAAAAATATACCTGGATTTATTGATGGTAAAAAAGGTGCATACTTAATTGATTATCATGGTGCACTTTTTTATGTAGATTTAAAAAAGAAGGTTGCTGTTAGATTAGGATATGATTTAAGTAAACAACCTAAATTAAGATATAAAACTAATTTTATTGAAGTTCCTCAGGCACCTGATTTTTCAGATTGGAAAAAATATTTAAAAGAATCAGTAAGTGAAGCTAAGGTAACAAGACCAGTAAATCGTTGGTTAGAATTAAAAAACGATGAAACAATGCATCCTCATAAGAAGATGGCAATGGGTTTAAAAGAATTGAAATATCAGTTAAGAGAAACTGAGAAATTTTTCAATTGGTATAATAAAATCAAAACTATGAATGAGTTAGATTCCAATCAGTATTGGAAAAGAACAAATAATCATATTTATAAGATAAAGGAGAGATTAATTAACATCGCTCGAACAATACAGGAGATTGAAAAATGAAAATATCAAGAAATAGATTAAAAGAAATCGTTAGAGAAGTGATGGTAGAGGAATCAGAATACCAAGCATTCTTTAAAAAAGCATTAGAAAAGGCTGGTAAATCATTACCTTCAATGTCTGATGAAGAGAAAAAAGCATTCTTTAATAAAATTCAAAGTACTTGGAAAGGTAGAGGAGCAAAAAAAGAACAAGTTGCAGAACTAACTGCTGCTCAGAAAAAACTACCACCAGCACTTCAGAAAGCAATAGAGAAAAAAGAAAAAAAATAAATGACTAAGAGAGAGTTGTATGATATCATCAATGAAGAAATCGTTAATGTTAAAAAAGGTAAGATTAACGAGGAAATCACGAATGACGATGAAAAACTCATTCGTGAGTTGATACGTCAAGAAGTATCAGCAATTTTCTTTGATTTGTTTAAGAAACGTAAAATGTGGGGAGCATAATGAGTAAACTACTAATAGAAACCAGATTATTCGAAGGTAGAGTAAACGAAGATGATAGTGGAAGAACTATCGTTAAGGGTATTTTACAGAGAGCTGGTGCAGAAAATCAGAATGGTAGAATATATCCAATGGAGATTCTACAAAGAGAAGCTAAGAAGTACGAAACACTTATAAAAGAAAGACGTGCTCTTGGTGAATTAGACCATCCAGATTCTTCAGTAATCAATCTGAAGAACGTATCACACAATGTAAGAGAGATTCATTGGGATAATGATGATTTAGTAGGTACAGTAGAGATACTCCCAACACCAAGTGGTAATATATTAAAAGAATTACTTAAGGCAGGAATCCTTTTAGGTATATCATCAAGAGGTATGGGCTCAGTAGAACCTCTATCAGGTGGTAAAGTACAAGTAGGTGAAGATTTTGAATTGATTGGTTGGGATTTTGTATCTAACCCATCAACACATGGAGCATTTATGACTCCAATGAATGAATCTGTGAACAAACAAATTCAAGAACAATCAGTAGTTTGTAATGAATGGTGTAAAGCACAGGACATGATGAGAGAAATTATAACAGAAATAAGTTAAGGCTATGGGATTTGATATAAAAAAATATTTATCTAATAATGATATTACATTGGGAACTGTAACACGAAGTGTTGCAACTTCACCATTTAAAGGTGGCCACAATGATATAAGAAAAACTGGTTACGATGTTAAGATTACTGAAGATGGTAAACTTGATTTATATACATTAAAAAAAGAAACAAAAAAATTATAGGAGAAACTATGGCACTAAAAACACAATATGATGCGGCACAATCCCCACATAAATCACAATTAAAAAATCAAGTAGATGGTAACGTATATACACAACCAGTTGTTGCTAAGTTGCCGGGTTTACCGAAAAAAGTGGCAAGTGGTAATGTAAATGATGAACCACTTACTCTTAAAACAGATGGTTCATCTAGTGGTTTAAAATAGGAGAATACGATGATTAAATTAGGAGAATTAATAACTTTAAAACCTATTACAGAAGCACCTGAAGATAGATACGTTTCTATTGGATTTGGTAAGTTCAAAGAAAAGGGTAAAGAAGATGATGAAAACGCACCAACTTTTGAAAAAGATGGTAATAAGTTTGTACCTATCTCAACACATAAGGCTGCAGCAAAAGATACTGATGCTAAAAAAGATACTCCTAAAGTAAACATCTTTGATAAACCTAAGAAAGATAAATCAAGTTCATCCAAACCATCTAAATCATTTAGTGATAATGATATTGACGGTGCACTAGAATCTTCAACTGAATTAGATGATTTTTTAGACGATAATAAAGGTAAGTTTTCTAAAGATGATTTTGAAACTTTAAAAGATTATAAAACTTATATACAACAACTTGAAGGTGATATTGTTGATTCTGAAATGGATGATGATACAGAACAACAAGAAAAGTATGAGTCTGAACTTGAAAGTGAAATTAGTAAAGTAAAAGCTATTCTTGATAAATACAAAACCACATCATCTAAAAAAGATACTTCACAAAAAAGTAACACTTCAAATGATGATGTTAAAAACTTTTTATCAAATAAGGGAGAGCATGAAATAGTAGATTTTAGAAAATTAGGTAGTTCTTTAAAAGATAAGTTTACTCCCAAACAAGAAAAAGAATATAATAACTTGTTGAATACACTCGGAAAAGCAAATTATGATGACGTACCATCTGACATAAAAAATGCTAAAGATAAAATTTATGATTTTATTGCGGGTATTGAAGAACCTAAAAAGGATGAACCTAAAGATGGTGGTAGACCAAAAGATTCGACTGGTGGTAGAGCAGGTAATCCTGAAGTAAACAAATCAGTTCGTAAGAAAGCACAAAGTTTAGGTATTACTCCAAAAAAATTAGGTAAAGAAGAATACGAAAGTAGAATGAGTAAAGCGGCAGTAGAAGCACTAACTGATTCAAACTTTCATTCTGAAGCTAGAAAATTAATTGCAGTTTTAGAAGATAAACCAGAATGGGCGAATGACCCAAGAAAAGACCCTAAGATGCCAGATATCATGTCACCTGAATATGAGGAGTGGCAAAAAACAAGTGTATATTCTTCAGAATTATATGATTCAGCAGAAGGTACTGATGATATTGCACATGAAGCAAGTAATCAAGCTGGTTGGGATGGTGTATCTGCATTAGATGCTATTGCATTTGATTTGAAAATGAATGGTAGTAAAAACTTAGCAGCTAAGATACAAGGAATCATTGATGATGAAAAAAATGAATCTACAAAATTAAGTAGATTAGTACCAGAATCAATAATCAACGAAGGAACTCGTTCTCAAGTTGGTGTGATTGGTAGAAATGGTAAGATTGTTTCTGCATACGTTCACTACGATGGATATCCATCCAATATGAAACCAGGTCTTAAAAAACACATGA